ATCATATCACTTAATTTCTGTAAATAATCTTCCATTAATTATAATAATATATAATGATATTATATTTTTTTATAAGAGTAATTATACATATAATAAATTTGTTTTATTATATGTTAAATAGGTTGCATATAACATATTGATATTATGTTTGACAAAGATAGTTGTAATAACAACTTACTGTATTTTTATAAATATGTCTTTCTTTATTATTTTTATGTATATCACATATGAAAAAACCATCTGCCTCGTATTTGTCACATATCCATTTAATATTACCTATATGTGTTTTATGGACGATAAACATCGCAGTATCTATGTGATTAATGGCTATATTACTACCTTGCAATATTTCTCCGCTTTTATTTCTCAGTTGGTCGAATGTATAAAAACTTTTACTATCTAATATATCAACTATAGACCAGAAATTTGGATGAATTATATTGTCATCGTCTAAAAAATATATATAACCATCATTAACTAAATTTATGGCATAGTTTCGTTGTGGATTTCCGGATATACCTCCATTGCATTCAACTTCCATAATGATTTGATTATTTTCGTATAATTTATTATATTTTCTATCATTTGATGTGTCATATATGATAATCCATTTATTAATTTTCTCGAAATTAATACTATTAAATAATTTTGGTATATTGTTTTGTCTGTAACAAGGAGTGATAATCGTTAGCATTCTATATATATGATACAATTTAAAAAAAATTGATTTTATTATTTGTTAGATATGTTATATATAAAATATTGATATATATATGATGCAAATTTTTGATACCTCTTCAATGGATATTGACTTTAACGCTCTATCATTTATTGATTCGCCTGTTTGTAAAATTAATGATAAAAAATATTTCACTGATTATATGAAATATCGTTTCAAAGAAGAAACTTCTAATAAAATTCAAATGTCTGATGATATTATTCGACTTAATCCGTATGAAAATAATCATATTGACCTTCCTCAAGACTGGAAACTTATTATTACTCATAAAAAAATATTTTTATATTTTGTTAATTGGAAATACCAGTCTCATATTAATATGAATGAAGTTATTAAAATAGAAGACGTTATTAAAGTTCTAAATGAATATAATCGTGATTTTGAGAATTATATAATTAACAAATACAAAAAGAATGTTATAGATTGGAACATGTTATCTTTTGTGATATTTGATTATACAAATATCTATCCAGATAGAAAATATTTGCACGATTATGTTCTATTCGTCCAACAATTTTATGGTGAAATGAAAAATCAACACGATAAAAATATGCAAGAATCTTATAAAATTAAAAAAGAAATGGACGACCTTGATAGAGAATATATTGCAAGAAAACAAGCTCTACAAAGTAAATTAAATCTACTTTTTTAAATATTGATTTTTTCATTTATAAAGATAAAGATATAATAATAAATATATATTATTATATTTATGGCAGATGAAGAACCTATTCGGAGAAGAACAAGGGCAAGTGTAAGTGCAAATAGTGGAAGACCAAGGCAGAGAAGAAATGCTTTAACCGTTAAACAAAGATTAGGACAATTTTACACTGATAATTATGTTTATATTTTAGAAGGTTTTAGAGTTCCAGATAATGTAAGTACAATTATTGAACCATTTGCTGGCAATGGCGACCTTATCGAATTTTTTGGATATGATAGATACTTTGTATATTGTTATGATATTGAACCTAAAAAAGGTTTTATTATTCAACAAGATACTATTCTTAATCCACCTGACTATACTAATAAGTATGTTATTACTAATCCTCCTTATCTTGCAAGAAATAAATGTGAAGATAAGACGTTATTTGATAAATATGATGTTAATGATCTTTATAAGTGTTTTCTTAAAGAATTATGTATAAATTGTTGTCAAGGTGGGATAATAATTATACCTGTTAATTTTTGGTGTTCGATCAGAGCCGGTGATATTGCATTGAGAAAATTATTTTTAGAAAAATATGTTGTTGAAAAAATTAAAATATTTGAGGAACAAGTATTTAGTGATACTACATATACAGTATGTGTAGTACAATTTAGTCAAAGGATAAATGATCTTTCTAATGAAATCAGTATAATGGTTAGTCCAAGCAATATCTTGATGTTGATAAATTTAAATGAAAATAATAATTATATGATTGGTGGTCTAATATATAAATTACCAGAAAGTACCACATATAAAATAAGTCGTTTGACTTCTAAAAACAAAACAAATCCATCTACCAATATTATGGTTAAATGTATTGATGATAATGAGAATTCTAAAATAGGATTATCATTTGTTGAAGATGATGCTAAAATTGTAGATGAGACGCCAAATCAATCTAATAGAACTTACTGTACTTTAATTATTGAACCTCAGATTAGTATTGAGATGCAAAAACAATTAATTAGAAAGTTTAATAGTTATTTTGAGAGGAAAAGAAGACGTTATCATTCACTATTTTTATCAAACTATAGAGAGAGTAAGGATATAGCGAGGAAGCGTGTATCATTTGATTTAATATATTTAATTGTGGGATATATTTTGGATAATTTTGACATAATAAATTAAAACATAAAGATTTTTTTATAATATATATAATATAAATGCCAATTGCTTTATCAAGATCAAACAAATCATCAAATAATAAACCGTCTTTTCAACCTGTAAGAATGCCATATAATTGGTCTAAAAATAAATCATTTAACAATCCAACAACAACACCATATAATTTGTCGAATAATAAACCAATTTCTCAGAGTCAAAGTCCTTCTATAATGGATAGTGTTAAAACAGGAATGGGATTTGGTTTTGGATCATCGGTAGGTCATAGTATATTTAATGGATTATTTGGTGGAAAAGCAGAAGAAAAAAAGACAGAAATAAAACCAGATGAAGATACATCTTGTAAAGATATGAAAAGCGATTTAGATAAATGTTTGAATAGATCAAAGGAATGCACAATGGATGATATGAAATATTTAATGAATGCATTAGATAAATGTAATAAGATATAAATAAGATAAATAATTATAAATATAATCTTTATAATTATTTATATAATGGAGAGCAAATTTAAATATGAGCCAAAGTGTCCGATATCATTGACTGATACAAAGAATGGAGGTATAATTATTAAACCACATATTTCATCATCAGGTTCAGAATGCAAACCGAATGGTGTATTAGACACGACTACAGCATTTGATTTGGTAATTTCCAATCCAACAAATATTAAATGTTATATTTGCAGAACAAAAATAACATCAGAAGATTTTAAAATAATCAGTAAAGAGGATTTAATTGAAAAAGAGTTAAAGACAGATATTTATGCTGAAGTAAATAAATTGATAGAAAATCCATATAAATTTAATTTAAAAAATTTAGAAATTAATGCAATACCATATGATTTCATTTCACATACATTTATTTTAAATGCACTAAATACGTCAATAACAGTGGCTCGAAACGTGTCAATAAATAAATTAATATCAGATTTAGGTCATATAAGAATGCCGATTGGAAAAGTGTTAATAGATGGTATATTAAATTTAAAACAGAAAAAATCACCAAATCAAATAAATTATGAAAGTCAATATCTGTCAATATGTTTGTTTGTGAATGAGATTGCGTTAAATAGTCTTGATTTTAATGCTGCATTTGCAATTGTTGTTGCAAACTATGTGGATGATTTGATTAATCAAGTGTATTATTCATCAGATTTATTACCTGTTTTAAGAATAGGAGAAAAAATAATAAAAGACATGTGTGCTCTTGAATATAGTACTCTCAGTGTTCCAAATACATTGGAAGGAGGTTTATTTTATAGAAGGATGTCATTAGATAAAATAATTAAAAAATATACATAAAAATAATATAAGATAATATTATAATTATAATGAAAATGAAAATGATTGCTGAGATAAATTTTGATTTAACATCGAATGGAGAATCAATTAGTCCATTAAATAAGACAATAACTACAGAATATATCGGTATCTTTGGAAATTTTATGTGTATTTATAAAGATGAAGATATGTCAGAAGAAAAAAGTGATTGGTTATATGAATCATTAAATAATGTATATAGAAATATAAATTCAGAAAATAAATTTTGTAAAATTTTAAAATATGGATGCTATATGTGTAAAGAACTTATTCATGATACTGAATACACTAACTGTTGCAACGTCCATATTTGTAATACGTGTGAAAATAAAAGTTATTATTTTTTGAAACAATTTGAATGTCCGGTATGTAATGTTATTTTATTTTAAAAAATTTTTTTATAATATAATAATATAAATAAATATAAACATGAATATGAATTTAAATTACAATGTAGATCATCAAATGAACGGTCATATAAATGAGATATTGACGAAATTAAAAAACGAGATATGTGGTATAATGATTAGAATACAAGCAAGAGAAAATTATGGAGTTATATGTAATCAATATGATGGTTATAATAAAAGTATGTTAGATTTTATAATGTATAAAAATACATATTTTTTCGAAACATGGTTCGGGAAAATATATAACTATTTAATAAATCCTGCAAGTTCTAAACAAGAATTAGAACATTTGCTGACAACTGAATTATTTCATAATAGATATTTAAATCATTATGTAGTTGATATCATCTATGACAACATTAAATTAAAAAAAAACCAGATGAACCAAAATATGCAAATGATGATATGAAACAAATAATAATGTATAATTATAGATGGATGAGTTAAAAATGAATAAAAAAACAGCATATTGTGAATATAGAATTCAATTATTGGAATTAAAGATGTTTCAGCTTGTATCTAATGAATTATTATTTTTAAACAGTGCTAGTAAGCAATTATATGAAAGTTATATGAATAGATATAAATTTAAAATAAAAAAATATAAAAAAATTCTCAAGAAATTAAATAATAAAATTAGTTGTGTTTAACTACATCGACTGTAAATGGATTGATGGTTATATTAAAATGAATATTATTGTAAGTGGTATTGATAAAAATCAATAGGTCCATTAATTGAATGATTTCGATACTGCCATTATTTAATTTGTTATCAGTTTCAGCTAATTTATTAATGATATTTCCTTTAATTGTATCATTAATATTTTTATCATTTAAAAATATACGATAAAGATGATTAATAACAAATAAACAATTAAAACCTGAATTTATAATTTTTTTAGCGATATTATAAATTTTTAATTGGTTAGCAGATGATAATTTATTTTTTAAAACAATACTTATATTATTAATTAAACTATCAGGTAATTCACCGATAGTTTCACGAACGATATCAATTGTTAAATTTTCCAAATTTACAATATATGATAGACGTTGAAATAATGTTATAATTTTTCTCATATCACCTTGTGTATATTGATAGATATAATTAAAAGTGTCATCAGATATATCATGAAATAGTTTCTCATTTTGAAGCATATTTTTTATACTTGTTTTTGAACTTTCCAAATCAATTGGTAGAAAATTAAATTTTAAACATCTGGATGCCAATGGTAAAATTATTTTTGTTACATAATTACATATCAATATAAATCTCGTATTGTGTGAATATTTCTCCATAATACGACGCAACGCAAATTGTGAATCTGCAGACATTGCATCTGCTTCATCTAATATAATTATTTTAAAGGGAGGGATATCGGTATCTTTATCTTGCCAGACGATTGACAGATTGGCGAAAGTTTTAATTTTCTCACGGACAACTTTAATTCCACGTTCATCAGATGCATTTAAATCAAGAACTCTATCTTGTCGCAATTTCTTATTTTCTTCTATAAATTTGAATTTGGTCCATTTTGGAAACTGTGATTTTTTATAGGTATATAAATTTTTTATTAATACAGATGCAACTGTTGTTTTGCCTGTTCCTGGTGGTCCATATAATAGTAAATGTGGAATATTTTTTTCACGTATTGAGCCATATAAAAATTTTTTTATTTCGTCTTGTTTGATTATATTTTCAATATTAGTTGGTCGATACTTTTCAATCCAGATTGTTGTATCTGTTTCATCTCTTTTTTGTGGTATAAATACTTTACTACTATTTATCTCCATTTATATTTTTATATGATATTAATCTTTATATTTAGCAATGACAATATCAATTTTTTATCAATATTTTATATATCAAAAAAATTGATTTTTTCATTATTAAACATATATATGTATATAAAACTGTATATATATAATGTCTAGATTTAATATCACAAAAATATCAGTTGTTGCATCATCTTATTTGAATATACACAATGATGTATGTCCTATATGTAAGAATACATTAACCGAGCCTTGTTTAGATTGTTCCGTTCAAAATAAACAGACATGTAATACTTCGATTGGTATTTGTAATCATGGTTTTCATACTCATTGTATCAATACATGGCTCGAAAACCGTAGAACATGTCCTCTCGACAACCAAAATTGGGGATTTCAAAAATTTAATAAAAATAAAAATAATTCATTGAATGATG